GGAGGAAACAGACGAGTTGTGGGATGAGGCTGCTTCAATGGCGACTCATATGACTAGTATCATGCAGCTACAGCAGAGAGTGGCGCTACTAGAGAACAGCTTGAAGTTTCTAAATAGAGTGGATATTTCTAAATCAGATATGCGCTGATGCTATGGACCCAGTATCGTGCATAACTCTAGCTACGGGTGCATATAAGACCATTAAGGCTGCTATATCTACTGGTAGAGAGATACAAGACATGGGCAGTACCCTAGCGACTTGGGGTAAAGCTGTATCTGACTTTAACAAGATAGAGGATCGCGCTAAGAATCCCCCTTGGTGGGAAAAGACTTTCAAGGGTAGCGACGAAGAAAATGCTATCTTGATTTGGAATCAGAAGCGTAAGCTCGATGAGATGCGCAAAGAAATGAAGAACCATATATCTTGGCATTATGGACCTTCAGCTTGGGATGAGGTTCTCAAGATCGAGGCAGAGCAAAGGCGTATCCGTAAAGAGGCAGCTTATCGAAAGCAGGAACTTATAGATAATATAATTAACTGGACAGCAGGAATAACTATTGCTATAATAGGTGCGGCGTTACTTTCTTTAATATTCTACATAATAGGGAAGTCTCAAGGTAGATGGTAGATGCAGTTAGTTCAGATCGGCAGACTAAGGTATGCTCTTTATGACGATAACGGCAAAGTACTTGTAATAACATCTTACAAAAAGATAGCTAAAAATATGGCACGTGACTATAAAAAAGAATACAAGAACTACCAAGGCACCCCAGCGCAGCGTAAGCGTAATGACGCTCGAAAGGCTGCACGTCGTAAGATGGAAGCTAAAGGTAAAGTTCGCAAGGGTGACGGTAAAGATGTAGACCATAAAGATGGTAACCCTAAGAATAACTCAAGTAAGAACTTGCGTGTGACCAGTAAAGCAAAGAATCGCAGCTTTAAGCGAACTAAGACAGCAGGGAAAGCATAACATGGCTAAACCAGCAAAAGGTAAGATGTTCGCCAAGAAAGTGAAGAATCCTAAGACAGGCAGAACTCGTACAGTATCGTATGGTCAAGCTGGTAAAGCTAAGGATGGTGGTAAGCGTATTCGTCCAGGGACAAGTAAGGGTGATTCGTACTGTGCTCGTAGCGCTGGGCAAATGAAGAAACACCCAAAAGCAGCAAAAGACCCTAACAGTCCATTACGACTTTCTCGTGCCAAGTGGAAATGTAGCGGCACAAAGTCTAGAAAGTAGTGTAATATGTGGATTGGTATAATGTTAGTTTGTTTTGACCCTATGGCGTTGTCATGTAAGGTCATAGCAAAACCAGAACCTTTTTATAGTGAGGAAGCTTGCTTAAAAGAGGCAGAACAGATAGCTCTTAATATACGGCAGGGCGGTGCATACGCTACGCCTCATTGCCATAGAGTAGAAGGTAATAGTGCGTAATCAGGTAGGAAGAGAAAGTAATGGCAAAAAAGAAATGTCCTAAGTGCGGCGGTAAAGGTTGTTCACATTGCGGCGGCACAGGGTACCACAATATGAATAAAGGTGGTATGATGATGAAAAAAGGTTATGCACACGGTGGTATGACTAAAAAAGGGTATAAAGATGGCGGCTTCTGTACAGGCCCAGCAAAAGGATACAAAAAGTAATGGCACGTAATACACAACACTTGGCACCCTCTGACCGTTTCGCTAAATCACGACTAAAGCATTATTCAGGTCGTAGTGGTGCAGCTTCTAATAATCGCGCTGTTGGCGGTGGGGTACCCCAGCATACGTATAAACCATTAGGGACGAGCGGTTCTACAAAAGTACGTTCTGGTGCAGCGTCCCAGAAAGAGTACATCAACACTTCAGGTGTAGATTCTATGCGAGGTAATGGTAATTTAGGTTGGTCACAGTCCATGCTAGACAAGGTTAACGCAAGACGTAAAAAGAACAAGAGTAAGTAATGACACAAAAGTATTATCATCGTTTCAAAGACGCATTAGAGCATTATGGATATCAAGTAGATGAGCACGGCTACGTGTGGGACTCTCAAGGTAATCAGGCAGCAGGTGAAGACAATTATGGTAATGTCCAAAGTAAAGACCCTAATGTTACAGCTATCTGTATTGAAGAAGAAGAAAAAGGACTTCTTTCTAAACTTGCAGGTACAGCTAAGAAAACTGCAAAAAAGGCTGCTAAGAAAGTAGCACCTAAAAAAGGCATGAAACGTGCGCGTAACGAAAAAGGTCACTACATTGCAGATGACCCTAATACGCCAGAGAATGAAGCTTGGATAGAAGATCAGGACTACGGTCAAGGTAAACTCTAATGTCACTAGTTAATCAGGGCAAGGCAGCACGAATAAAATCTGTGTATGGTCACAACAGTGGCACTACATATGAGACTGTATATACTTGCCCTACTAACTGTATTGCAGAGATTACCTTTGTGCATGTCGTTAATGGGGGTGGCTCCACTAACAGCGTAGAAGTAGAGTGGTACGTATCAGCAGATAACTATACGTCGCATTTCTTGAAGGGTAAGTCTCTTAACGCAAGTGAATATGTAACCTTTAGTGATATCGACTTAGTATTACAACCAGGTGATGAAATAAGAGTAACACTGCAAGCGCTGGGCATATCGACACTATCCTAACTGTAACGGAAACCTTTGTACCTGTCGGGTAGCGGGTATGCAATAATAGGTACTACTACCTGACCTAACTCTAAGTATAACTATCTCCGTCACTAAACATAAAGGAGATCGTGATGCTTAACCTAATTAAACGTGCATGGAAAGCCATTGAGCTTGCACAACAGAAACGCGCAGACTATCACTTACTACAAATGCTATCTGAGCGTGAACTACGTGATCTAGGTATTGGTCGCAGCCAGATAAGAGAGATTATATATGGCGAAGAATCTTACGGAAAAACAGGCAAAGTTTCTTGAAGTCTTGTTCGATGAGGCGGGTGGGGATGCCGTAGCTGCTAAGAAACTAGCTGGCTATGATCCCAACTCGTCTACTACAGCTATTGTAGAGGCTCTAAAAGATGAAATCGCAGACAAAACACGTACTTACTTTGCTCGTACTGCGCCCAAGGCTGCTATGGCTATGGTTGGCGCTCTATATGATCCTACTGAATTAGGTATTAAAGAAAAAATGGTTGCAGCAAAAGACTTGCTTGACCGTGCTGGCCTTGGTAAAGTAGACAAGGTAGATGTCACCTCTAGTGGTGGCATTTTTTATCTACCACCCAAAGAAGGTACAAACGAGTAATTGAGTGAAACTACCCAAAGAACGTGATTTAGGTGAGTGGCAACTACCAAAGCCTAAATCCCCTTACAACAAAGATTGGCATGAAATAGTCCGAATAACAAAGAAGATACCATTCGGCTATGCACTACACCCTGAGAATGACCGTCTACTAGTACCAATAGTAGAAGAACTTGAAGCATTAGAACTTGCTAAACGTCACCTACAACAGTATAGTTACCGTGCAGTAGCTAACTGGCTTAGTAAAGAAACAGGCCGTTACATATCACATATGGGCTTGAAGAAAAGAGTAGAACTTGAGCAACGACGTAAAAAGGCAATTACAATTAAACGTAAGTTCGCCAGATGGCTTGAAGAAACCCTTGCGGAAATCGAAAAACTCGAAAGCCGTGGGGTCGGGGCGTACTCAGAAGACAGTTGAAGCAGTCGCACCCCCAATAGAGACTGTTCCTGCTAGAGCGGTAGAGCCTGAGTTTGATGTTGAGCTAGCACAGGACATTGTGTTTAAGCCAAACCCCGGCCCTCAGACAAGCTTCCTAAGTTCCTCTGAGAGAGAGGTGCTATATGGCGGGGCAGCAGGGGGCGGTAAGTCGTATGCGATGCTTGCTGACCCACTACATGGGCTAAATGACCCTAACTTTAGTGGTCTACTTGTACGTCACACTACAGAAGAACTAAGGGAACTTATTCAGAAGTCTCAGGAGTTATACCCTCGTGCAATACCCGGTATCAAATGGTCAGAGCGAAAGTCTCAATGGACTAGCCCAAAAGGTGGAAGACTTTGGATGTCTTATCTTGACAAAGATACAGATGTCACACGATACCAAGGTCAGGCTTTTAATTGGATTGGATTCGACGAACTTACTCAATGGTCTTCACCTTACGCTTGGGATTATATGAGATCACGTTTACGTAGCTCAGCACACCACTTAGGTTTGTATATGAGAGCTACAACCAACCCTGGCGGTGCTGGACACCAATGGGTTAAAAAGATGTTTATTGACCCAGCGCCATCAGGTAAACCTTTCTGGGCTACCAATATAGAGACAGGGGATACTATTACATTCCCAGAGGGACACAGTAGAGCAGGGCAACCGCTGTTCAAGCGTAGATTTATACCTGCATCACTATTTGATAACCCTTATCTAGCCGATGCTGGTGACTATGAAGCGATGCTATTGTCACTACCAGAGCACCAACGTAAGCAACTACTAGAGGGTAATTGGGATATCAATGAAGGAGCAGCTTTCCCTGAGTTTGACCGATCCAAACACGTCATTGAGTCTTTTGAAATTCCAGATAGCTGGACTAAATTTCGAGCTTGCGACTACGGCTACGGCTCTTACACAGGAGTTCTATGGTTTGCTGTCTCACCCGATGAGCAGCTCATTGTTTACAGAGAGTTATATTGCTCTAAAGTTACAGCTTCTGATCTAGCTGATATGATACTAGATGCAGAGAAGCATGACGGTGGTATGAGATACGGTGTGCTAGACTCTTCTCTGTGGCACAACCGTGGCGACACGGGGCCATCTCTTGCGGAGCAGATGAATATGAAGGGATGCAGATGGCGTCCGTCTGACCGTAGCAGGGGTTCCCGTGTCTCTGGTAAAAACGAAATACACCGACGCTTGCAGGTAGATGAATTTACTGAGAAGCCTCGCCTTGTGTTCATGGATAACTGTACTAACACTATAGCACAGATTCCTAGCATTCCTCTGGATAAGAAAAACCCAGAAGATGTAGATACCAACGCAGAAGATCACCTATATGATGCTTTACGCTATGGTATTATGACACGCCCACGCAGCAGCATATGGGATTTTAATCCTGCAACACAACGCACTGGTTTCCAAGCTAGTGATCCTAAATTTGGGTATTAAGAATGGCAGAACAAGAAGAAATGTTTGAAACAGATGAAGTCGTAGCTGCAGAAGACAGTGATGACAGCATCTTTGCTGAGCGCTCTAGCGTAGTAGGTTTCGTACAGGAACGCTACAAACGTGCAGAGGATGCTCGATATGCAGACGAACAGCGTTGGTTAAAGGCGTATCGTAACTACCGTGGTATCTATGGTGCAGATGTACAGTTCTCTGACACTGAGAAGTCACGTGTATTTGTTAAGGTTACTAAGACTAAAACGCTAGCAGCATACGGACAGATTGTTGACGTACTATTTGGTAACAATAAGTTTCCGCTAACAGTAGACCCATCTATTCTGCCAGATGGCGTTGCTGAGTCTGTACACATCAACATTGACCCTAACGCTGCACAGGCTGGTGATGCTCTTCGTGGCGTTACAGAAAGCAAAGCAGGTCAACCGTTTATCTTAGATGGTAAAACAGAACTAAAACCGGGTGAAACTCTTAGCGATCTTAAACGTCGTTTAGGGCCACTCACAGATAAACTAGAACCTGTCTCTGATAAGATCATTGAGGGTGATGGTACTACACCTACTACAGTGTCTTTCCATCCTGCTATGATTGCAGCTAAGAAGATGGAAAAGAAAATCCATGACCAGTTAAACGAATCTGGCGCTTCTACACACCTACGATCTATGGCTTTCGAGATGGCTCTTCTAGGCACAGGTGTAATGAAGGGACCATTTGCTGTAGACAAAGAGTACCCTAACTGGAACGACGAAGGTGAGTATGATCCTTTGATCAAAACAGTTCCAGAGTGTAGTCACGTATCAGCGTGGGACTTCTATCCTGACCCTGAAGCTAAAGCTATGAGCGAAGCAGAGTATGTTGTAGAGCGTCACAAGATGTCACGCACACAGATACGTGCTCTAAAGAATCGCCCATACTTTATGGATGATGCAGTAGACATGGCAGTAGCTAAAGGCCCAGACTACATTCAGAAGTACTGGGAAATGTCTATGGAAGACGATGACACACAGCCATCATCAGAGCGCTGGGAAGTGTTAGAGTTTTGGGGTTTTGTAGATACAGAACTACTAGAAGAACATGGTGTTAAGCTTCCTGCAGAACTAAAAGACTTAGATGAGGTAAACGCTAACGTCTGGATTTGTAACGGTGAAGTACTACGTATGGTACTAAATCCATTTAAACCTGCACGTATTCCTTACTACGCTGTACCTTATGAGCATAACCCATATAGCTTCTTCGGTGTCGGTATCGCTGAGAACATGGATGACACGCAAACGCTAATGAACGGCTTTATGCGTATGGCAATTGACAATGCTGCACTATCTGGTAATCTAATTATTGAGGTAGATGAGACTAACTTGGTTCCGGGTCAAGACCTGTCAGTGCATCCCGGGAAGGTCTTCCGTCGCCAAGGTGGTGCACCAGGACAGGCCATTTTCGGCACTAAGTTCCCGAATGTAGCACAAGAAAACATGCAACTCTTTGACAAAGCGCGAGTACTAGCAGATGAATCAACTGGCTTCCCATCTTTCGCTCATGGTCAGACAGGCGTTTCGGGTGTGGGTCGTACTGCTTCTGGTATTTCTATGCTCATGTCTGCTGCCAACGGCTCTATCCGTAGCGTAGTCAAGAACGTAGATGACTATCTGTTACGCCCCTTGGGTAAAGCATTCTTTAGCTTTAACATGCAGTTTGACTTTGATGAGAACATCAAGGGTGACCTAGAGGTACGTGCATCAGGTACAGAGAGCTTGATGGCTAACGAAGTACGCTCCCAGCGCCTAATGCAATTCTTACAGGTAGCGCAAAACCCAGTGCTTGCTCCTTTTGCTAAAATGGATTATATTATTCGTGAAATCGCTAAGAGCATGGACCTTGACCCTGATAAAGTTACAAACTCTATGCAGGACGCAGCTATCCAAGCAGAAATCCTAAAAGGCTTCCAAGCACCTCAACCTGCACCAGAGGCAGGACCACAGGGGCAAGGAGTGCAAGGTGTTCAAGATACATCTGGCGGCGGTGGTCAACAGATTGGTGTAGGAACAGCTCCTGTACCGGGTGAACAAGGATTTACTGGTAATGAACAACCTCAAACCCCTCGTCAACAATAAAGAACTATACGAAGCTTTCTTAGCTCACATAGATGATTTAATCTTTATTCAGCACAGGACAATAGAACGCGCAGACTCATCTGTAGAACTACATAGAGCACAGGGCGCTATCACTACACTAAGGAAACTCAAGCTGTTAAGAGAGGCAGTCAATGGCAACGGATGAACAAACAGAGGCAGTATTCAAGTCTAGCCGTACAGGTTATGCGCTGGGTGGTGAAGTAGGGGAAGCACCAGATACTACAGTTGGAGTAGACCCTGTGTCAGGTAACGAGGTTCCTATGGGTGCCATGCCTGAAGAAGTGCGTGATGATATCCCAGCGCAACTTAGTGAAGGTGAATATATAGTCCCTGCTGATGTTGTACGTTTCTACGGTATTAAGTTCTTTGAAGACCTACGTACTCAAGCTAAGACGGGCTACCAAGAGA